GTCTGCTGGGAGCTCGGCGGAGAGGGATGTCACGATGGCTTGTCCTTGCCAGCCAGATCCGGACGCGCCAGCCTCGATGGCTAGAGCTCCAGCTGAGCCAGCATCGAGAGCCAGCTTCAGGGCCGCATAGAAGCCCGTTCCCTCGTCATAGAGGAAGTCACAGGCAGCTGTGCTCTCGACTCCCTGAGCGATAGCGACAGAGCCACCCAGGGTCTGGATGGTCTCCGATGTGGCGGACTCATCGACCGTGGCCGATGTGATCTGAGCTGAGCCACTGACCGTGGCATAGCTGAAAGAACAGGTCTTCCCCGTTATGGCTGTGGTGGGCATGGGATGGGCCTTCCGTTACTCGATGTGAAGGGTGAGTGTTAGGTCAGCAGCTGCCAGCTCCGCTGTCCCGATCTTGACTAGCCTCGGCTGAGTGACAGGGCCGACTAAGCCCACATCCATCAGCAGAGCTCGGACATCCCAGACCAGCTGCTCCAGCCGCTCCAGGGCCGCTTCATTGGCTCCCGACATGGCAGCCAGGCAAGTGATGGTCAGGTTCACTTCCCACTTGCCGAGCGTGACTGAGCGTGTCCAGGTCCCCTCCCCAGGCATGATCAGGACCCCTGGCGGAGTGACTGTCTCAGGCGGAGCTCCATAGATCGTCAGGTCTGTGATCGTCTTCAGCTGAGTGACCACAGCCTGCCGAGCTTCCGTCATGGCGTTAGTCATGCGATCACCGCTCCCCCGTATGGCATACAGGGGGCCAGCAGACCTTGGAAGCGCATGATCAGACCTGGGCCTAGAAGATGTGGAGTCTGCTGTGGATTGAGATCTATCCCGACCATCTGACCGCCTGGCGCGTGTCGAGCTTGCCAGACCTGGACACTCATCCCCAGCGCTGCCTCTCGGCAGGACTCATGGGTGGAGTGATCTTCCTCTGTCAGATGGGGAAGGACCGCCGCGTCCACAGCATCCGCCACAGCCTGAAGGTCAGCATCGGACGCCACTGTCTCCGGAAGATCTAGGACCTTCCGGAGAGCAGCGACATCCGTCAGAGCCATGGATCAGACTCCGCTGTCCGAACACTCCACCAGCGCTGCTGGATTGGTCACCGCTGACTTGGCCCTGATCTCTGCCAAGATCGTCAGGACGTTGGTCAGGAAGGTGTCCGCGTGTGAGTCAGTCATCAGGACCTGGACTCCCGAGCGCTCAAACAGGGAGACCCCTTCTCGGAAGTCGCCCACAGTGGCCACGCCAGCTGCCTGGCTATTGAGAGCCACAGGGGTCAAGCCCCAGAAGCTCTGCTGGCGGGATGGTCCCTGCTGGGTGCCAGCCATCACAGCCAGATCCAGTGAGGCCCAATCGGCAGGATTCAGGACCACAGCATTGGGGACATAGCCAGCCGCTTGGACTGTGCCGATCCCTACGCGGATGGACTCCAGGAAGGTGGAAGCTGTGGCTGTCGGGAGAGTGGCTGCCACCAGCGCTGCTGCCAGATTGTCATGGACCTTCCGGAGCACTCCGTTAGTGAGCTTCCCATCGATGATGGATCGGATCCGGACGTGATCCTCCAGAGCCTGCCTGGAGATCTGGGTCCAGTGAGCGATCGTGTCGAGCGTCCCTGGGACCAGGGTCTCAGTCAGAGCTGACTCTGGCTTGGAGAGACCTTCTCCCACTACTGCTGCCGCGTTCGTGAATGAATACTTCAGATACTCGAAAGATCCTGAGCTGATGGTCTCTCGGTTCACCACTCCGAACAGAGGGAATAGCTCCATGGGATCTGTCGGCCCAGAGACTCTGGCCTTGGGGATCCCCGGAAGATTGGAGCTGAGCAGGGGAGCGCGTGTCTCCACATCATCGAAGTGGAAGACGCCAGATCGGCCATGGCCGTCATAGCTCCGAAACTCCGAGCTCTCGATGAAGGCCTGTCCTGGGGACGTGTCCTCTGGCTGCTCGGAGCCGCGTGTCTCCATGGGAGCTGGGCTGCCGAGCTTCTGACGTAAGGCAGCGAAAGCTGCCGATGATTCCTGGGCCTGAGAGAAGGTGGTCAAGCTGGCGTCAATCTCGGCACAGCGGGTCTGGATCCGCTGGACCTCTGCCTTCTCACCCTCTGTGAGATCGGAGCCACGCTCAGCAGCTGTGCTGGCGTATTGCTCGACTGTGGCCGAGAGGCCTTCTCGCTCAGTGACCAGCTGCTCTAGATACTTGCTCATGGCTGGGGCCTTCCGCGTAGACGTGACTGGATCGCTCGGGGTGGTCACGTCCTGTGATCGGCTCCCCAGCTTAGGGAGTGATCGGCAGGGATCCGGCCCTGACGTAAGGCAGAGGCTACACCCAGGGGAGCAGGGATCGGGAGGGGTCAATCTTGGGAGCTGGCGGGACTGAGATCCAGGACAGGTCTGGGGGCTCGGGATCCTGTGGCCCTCTCAGACTCAGCACTCCAGCCCCTTCATAGGCCCCGAGAGGAAGGACGCTGGCCTCTATCAGGGAAGCCTCCAGGATCTCCCGAGCTCCGTCCTCCCGAGCCAGCCGATCCTTGATCGCTCGGAAGCCCACTGAGACCCCGCCCAGCAGACCGTCCTCCATCTCCATCAGGACTTCATCAGCTGGCGCTGTCCTGCCCATCCGAAACTCCCCGATGGGACCTTCAGCTGATTCCTGAAGGGACATGGCCTGCCCCACAGCTCGGCCATGCTCATGGGCTCGGAATAGGTACAGGGGCCGCTTCCTCCCCCGGAACTCACTGGCAGCCTTCCGGAAGGATCCCCTCAGGAAGCGCTCCCCTCTCGGATTCCCCGCGTCCATGGTGGTCTCCCCGTAGGGGACCAGCAGCAGCTCAGCGATCCGCTTCCGAGCTGACACTTCTCGGATCTCCAGAGGGAAGTCCAGAGCCCTCTGCTCATAGTCACCCAGGGCCATCATCTTCTCCCGTCTGTGAGGGGGTGGTCCTCCCGGAAGTCACAGCGACTTCCTGAGCTGGATCCCCAGGATCTTCCACAGGCTGTGGATCGGGGGGAGCCTGTGGCTCCAAAGCTGGGAGCCCTTCTGCTCGGCGGATCTCATCCGCTGTCAGCCAGCCGCCAGCCAGCCCAGCTGTGTAATAGCTGACCCGCGTGGCGGAGTCCGCCCTAGTCAGCCCCTCCAGATTCAGCCTGACTTCCGTCCCCTGTGGGAGCTCAGCAGCCAGCGCTCCCTCGATCCTCCGAGCCCAGGGGAGCAGGGTGAACTGGGCGAAATGTCTCATCCTGTGCTCCAGGTTGGCATACGTTGATCCATCTGAGGGGAGCCCGAGCATGAAGGGCTCGACCCCGAAAGCGTTAGCCACATCCAGGGTGGCCATCCGCTTGGACTCCGCCAGCTGAGCTGTCTCGGGAGTCATCTGGATCGGTACAAAGTCAGTCACAGCATTGAGCACAGCGATCTCTCGGGGGCCGTAGCCATGGGCCGACATCCACTTATCCTTCAGCGCTTGGGCCTGAGGCTCCGTCACATTGGGAGCTGTCGTCTTCAGATAGCCAGCTGGGATCCCCGCTGTGAATAGGCCAGTGGAATAGCTCCGCATGGCAGCCGCGTCATCCCAGCTCCGCATGTGGCCAGTGATCGCTCCCTTCCCCCGCCCATTCCAATAGGGACCCATCCCCCGGACATGGATCACTTCTGAAGCTGTCAGGCGGAGCCATTGAGAGCTGGACAGCTGGAGCCAGTAGCCAGCCTGGGGCCGAGAGCTGTCAGTCCGAGCTGGCGTGACCACATCGACCAGCAGGGGGTGGAGCACAAACAGTGGCGGCATGGGAGATCCAGCCGCGTCCCGCTGTGGACAGTAGACAAAGCCGTCCCCATGCCAGAGCGCTGACATGATCACTTCAGCCCAGAAGCTGACAGGGGACAGGGGGCTGACCCCTTCAGCGCTCCAGTCAGTGAGCCGCATGTCAGGCCTGCTCAGCTGGGGGTCACTCACCCAGCGGGGACTTGGGAGCGTGTCCCTTCCCCTGACCACTTCCCAAGGGACCCCGCTGAGTGAGTCCACAATCAGGCTAGTGGCTCGGCTGATAGCTGGGAGAAGTCCGCCCTCAGCTGTGACTGGCACAGCCTCCGGGATGGCCATCCCCAGAGCTCTCCCGCCAGGTCCCATCGGGACCCATTGGTCCGAGCCGAGCCAGGACAGCTCGGGATTATCGATCACCCAGCCGTCTGGGCTATTCATCAGCAGATCTCCCAGGGGCTCATCTGGGATCCCTTTGTTATGCCAGGTCCGGGTCCACCAGGACATCTGTCTCCGCCCAGGTTAGAAGATCTCTGGAGTAGTGCTGACTTGCGTCAGGACAGCCCAGCTGACCCAGAGGCTACCCCTTACTAAGTCCACAGGGACAGGGGAGCGTGTCCCGGACATGACAGGACCGCTCTCAGTGGGGACGATCACAGCCGCCTGGACCTGAGCTGCCAGAGCTGGGTCCCCGTTATGACAGATCCGCCGCTCAGCCAGCAGGCCCTGGAATAGGTGAGTGGCCTGGCGGGTCTCCCGGACGCCAGCCAGCTGGACTTCCCCAGGGAAGGACTCCCGATCCACCATCTTGTCTAAGCTGGCCCCGAGCAGCAGGACTGATCCGGGGTGAGCAGCTGCCAGCTCTGTGGCTTTCGTCAGGGCTCTGAGCAGCGGACCTGGCCTAACGGGGGAAAGGCAGACCCTCCGCTCAGAGTCAGGCCAGCCAATCACAAGCGAAGCCCCCCCGCCTGAGATTCCATCGAGAGCCATCCAGACAGGTCTCGGATCGCTGGGGATCTCCAGGCCTGGGACCATCAGCTCCGCCCAGCTGTCTTCATCCGTCAAGGTTCGGCGGGTCGAGCTGGGCCAGATGTTGAGCCACTGAGCTCGGAAGCTCTCATCACTGGCAGCTGTCTGCCTCCGCCTAGCGATGAAGGTCCGCCGCTTCTCATTCCAGAAGGGGGAGGCCTCCCGCCAGCCATCCCGATCATCGGAGTCCCGCCCTGGGCTGGCGGACCACTCCATGATCAGCGTGTCCCCTGGCTGACGTAAGACAGCCAGAGCTGCCTTCCGCTCTGTCGGGAATAGCGGGGTGGCTTCCGGGTGGGCTGTGCTCACTAGGTACAGCTGAGCCGAGCTCGGCTCGATCATGGCTGGGGAGATCCTGTCATCGATGACTTCAGAGTCGATGTCCCAGCACTCATCGATCACAGCTCCCGCCAGGGTGAAGCCAGTCCCCGCGTGAGCTGCTGCCCGGACCAGCCATCTGGCCCCAGCTCGATTCTCGATCCGTTGCTCCCCGTTAGCCTGCCTGATCTTCCAGCCTGGCTGTGTGTCCGCCCAAGCCATGGCGGGACGCCAGACTTCCTTGGAGACTTCCATGTGATTGGAGACATAGATCAGCGCGTCTGGCTCCGGATTGGAGAAGATGTCCATGTGCTCCATCCGCCACAGCAGCAGCTCCCGGAGTAGATAGGACTTCCCGACCTGGCGCGTCATCGACAGCAGGACTGTCTCCCAGACCAGCGACCCATCCGCCCGATGCTCCAAAGCTCGGACCACAGTCAGCCGCTGGAACCAGCGGAGCTCCCGCCCCGTCCTGGCCTCCATCCACTCGATGGCCCCCCGCCCGTAGCTGCCCACTGACTCCGGATGGGGGGCCGACATGATCCGTGGCCAGATGTCATCAGGGCCTGGCAGCTCAGCTCCCCAGGTGAGGATCCTGTCAAGATCGTCCGGATCCCAGGTGACCTCCGCTGGGTCCGGGAGATCCAGGACCAAAGCCCCATCGACTTCCTGCCTTACGTCAGAGACATCCGGGGAAACAGTCACAGACTG